TAATTCCATTCATTAATTTCCTTCTAGTTGTTCTACTAATGTTTTATATCTTGGGTTAGTTTGTCTAGTTAAGTAGTTATGTTTACCTACATTATCTATCTTTTCCCAAGCTCTAGTTATTTGATCAATACGTAATGGATATGGACTATCTTCTGTAAGTTGATCTACATTGTTAATCCATTCATCTAGTATTATATCTGGTCTATCATTAGCAAATAAGTTTAAATCCCAACCTTTTTGTTTACAAATATCTATAAGATGATCGCCAGGTAACCTGTTAATACATCTTTCGTATTTTTGAATTTGTTGAAACGTTACTTCTATACATTGTGCTATTTGCTTTTGTGTATAACCATGCCACACTCTATGTAATGTTAATATCTTAGCAATATTAGCATTTATATCACTTTTGTGTGGTGTACGTTTACATTTACCCATTATTACCTCCATATATTTTATTTAATACCAACAGCTCACGCTTGTCTGGGCTGCTTGGTATGGTTATTACTCTAATTGATGGTTTCTTATCTCTGTATATCTTGACTATCTGTATATATCCTGTCTTTGGATATAACACACGTAGGTGGATTACTTTAAGAAAGTACTTTTTCCACCACAGTATGTTCTCTAGTCTTATCGAGCCTGTAAAGTCTTGGTTATACAGTAGTTTCACTGCTCTGCTTAGATTTATTGGATTTTCTCGAAACTTTCCCTCTAGTATTACTCTGAACACTCTTAACCTCCTTTGCGTCAGTAAATCCTGATATATGTAACATATGTTCTGCCCATGCTTTAGCAGTCCAAAACTTAGGTGTTTTATATATCTTCTTTGTTTTTTCCAACTTCTTCTTCATGTAATGTACCTCCTTGGTGTTTAATTATATCTGTTATATCGTACTCTAATCCTAGTCCATGTTCATCACAATCAGTTTCATCATACCAATGTATTTTACCATTGTGATCTTCTATTTTGATTCTAATACTTAGAAGTTTCCATAGTTTTAAGCTCATGCTTTCCTCACTCTCAGTACTCTATATTTAGAATCATACCAATATGAACTTTCATTACCATTCATTTGTTTATTAAACTTTTTTTCTACATTTCTATGATTTCGCCAGTAGCCACCTGTTTGATTAACTTCATCAGGTGTCATTACTATTCTTTTAGTTCTAACAAATCTACCTGTAGTAGTATTATAATTCTCATCTTTATTGGCATAATCTACTTTATATACTATTAAGTTTCTTTTCATTGTTCTCCTATCTATCTCTTGATATACTAAATTTATCAGTATTATTAATCATACCTGCACAGAAAACTAACAAATGCCATACATATATGTCATATGGTAGTTCTCTTGTTTTACAGCAATTAAATGTTAAATCTTGTTGCTCATATTCTTTAACAGTTGGTTTATTTTTATTTAAAACAAATGTTTCACAACCAGGTCTACCATTTATAATAATTTCTTTATCTTCAGAATGGACATCAATAACATTTTCGCCCATTTCTTTAATATATTGAACTTCAGATTGTATTTCTTTCCACTCTTTATTAGTGAAATCCATGTTTTGATGCCAATAATTTGTATAACCCATATACTCTCCTATGTTATTGTTAATAAAAAAACCAGCACCATCTCTGATGCTGGTAATAATTGGAACTGCAATCAGACAAACCAACTATACATAACTTTGTATGTCGTTACCCTGAGAGTGTTCTCATATATATTACATACGTGCATAGATTTTTTACCACCTGTATTTCTACAGATTCGTCTTAGAGTTGCAACTCCTCGAACTGCTATGCAATGGACTTAATTGTTTGGTAAACTGGTAATCCTAAAAGCCCATACTTATTTAATGTAGCCTAAACTGTGGTTTCACACACACTACATAAACAATACCTTACTACATTTACCGATAGTTATTCAGTCAACGTAAGTAATATATACTTTTTTAAGGGGTAATCCCCCTCATTAGAGGGGGGAGTACCTAACTATTTATTTTTTAGCTAAGATTTCATTCATCTTGCTATCTAAAGCGTCAATCTTATTATTCAAATTCTTAATAAGATCATACTGTGCTTTAGGCATATACTTGTGAGGATTAGCCTTAACGTAAGCTATTCTATCCTCAGCTGATTTAGATTCAGTATATGGTACAAACGATGGTTGTGTTTTCATAATTAACTCCTATTGTTGACAATTATTATTATTACTAGTTGTAATAATAATTGGTTTATTTAATATTCTATTCATTTCTTTATCTCTCTCGATTAGAACAGAATTTTCTGGGAAAGGGAACTCATACTGAATAAGCTCATAGTTGCTATGTTTCTCAGTATCTCCCTCTATTCTTTGCAGTACATCATATGTTATCATAGTGCACCAGTACCTTTCATACCTAAATAGGCTACTATACCTATAATACATATACCTACTAAAAATAATACAGATATTAACATATTCCTCCTTATTTCTGGGCTTGTTTAAATGTTTGGTATAGATTATAAGCTACTACACCACTTATTAACTGACCAATTATCATTATAGCTAACCATACACATAGTAAGCTAATCATTATAGTACTTAACATATCTTATCTCCTATTGGTTAAGCTATACACACACACATCAATATGTATGGATATAGCACTTATTTATGTTGCTATTAATATTACCAACAATCAGGTTGTATAATAATATCAATAGGTTAAATCATAATCGGTAATCAACTAATCAATAGACAAGCTAGAGTTAGCTAATCACCGATATATATAATAACAGTATATTTCGCTGTCACTTGTGACCAGCGACAATATACGATAACAACAGAACTAAATTAATAACAGCGAACAACAGTGAGCTGAGAACATAACAACAATAAGAAAAACCAGGGGTTTTACAATCACCCCATCGTCATGATAGTTGTATAACTATCTGACAATAGGGGGGTTTTGTACAGCACCATAACAAGAAAGGGCTATCATAATGATACCAGCAGTAGCAGCAGGGTCGGTAGGACTTAGAATCCTTAAAACCCTATATAAAGGCAAAAAAAAAATAGGTTCAGCGACTAAAATGGCAGCTGACAAAGCAGGAAAAGCAGGATTCACAGGTACTAGCAAAGCTATTACAGGTGCGTCTAAAAAAGTACACTCAGGATCTAGACAAGTAGGCAAATTCGTTAAGAAAAATCCTAAATTATCTTCATTCGCAGGTGGTATGGCTACTATTTCATTCCTTGACGATTAATAATGGCTAAGCAGAAGTTTGTCCATTTCGTACCTAGGGAAAAACCCAAAAAAAGACGTGGAATCCACAAAAAATCGAAATCGAAGTCGGAAAAACTACAGCAAAAGCTAAAAAGATACAAAGGACAAGGAAGATAATGAAAAAATCAATTGTAAATATGTATACTTTTCCTATAAAAAGGATTATTAAACAGAAACAAGATATTAAAAAAAACTTCCAATCAAAGAAGTTTAAAAAAAATACAAAAGTGTTAGAATACGCTAAGAAATTTATATAATATTATGGCTAAAAAAGGACTATATGCGAATATCCATGCTAAGCGAAAGCGAATCAAGGCAGGATCTAACGAAAAAATGAGAAAAAAAGGTGCTAAAGGTGCACCAACTGCTAAACAATTTAGACGAGCAGCTAAAACTGCTAAGAAAAGATAATGGCAAAGACAGCAGCATGGCAGCGTAAAGAAGGAAAGAACCCAAAGGGGGGTTTGAATGCTAAAGGTCGTGCTAGTTATAAGAGACAAACTGGGGGAACGTTAAAAGCTCCTAGCAAAAAAGTAGGAAACAAAAGACGTGCATCATTCTGTGCTAGAATGAAAGGCATGAAACGTAAGCTAACTTCTGCTAAGACTGCAAGAGATCCTAATAGCAGAATAAATAAATCATTAAGAGCATGGAATTGTTAATATGAAAAAACCAATAGTTAAAAAAAAAACAGCAAAACTTATTAAAAAGGTAAGACCATTTGCTATACCTGCATTATTAGGTGCAGCTGGAGTTGCAGCCGTTTTATCTGTAAACAAAAGAAAAAATAAAAAAAATGTCTAAAAAATTAGAAAAATTAGCTGATGAAATGATGAGATTGACTCCACAAGAAGGAGAACAACTAGCATTAATTATCAAAGCAAAAGTTATGCCAGAGATGGCTAAACAACAACAGCAACAGGGTTTGTTACAGCCACAAAATCCTCAAGCTCAACAACAAATGGCTATGATGGGTAAACGACCACAAGGTCAAGTACCTATGCCAAATGCACAAATGGCTGCACAACAAGGATTACTAAGGAGATAACTTATGCCAATGGTCGGAAAAAAAAAATACCCTTATACTAAAAAAGGAAAAGCTGCAGCAAAGAAAGCAGCTAAAAAAAAAGGAATGAAAGTTAAAAGAGGTTACTAATGAAAGCTAGAATGTCAGGCAAAGCTATGCTTACAGCAAAACAAAAACAATTACCTAAAGCATTACAAGATAAAATTGTTAAATCTAAAATGAAAAAAAAGAAAAAGAAATAATATGATTAGAGGTGGAGATAAAGGTTTTATTAAAACACCAAAGAAAAAACCTTCTATATTTAAAAAAGCTGCTAAAACTATAGTTAAAAAAGGAGTTAAATTTGCATTTAGTCCATTAAGTATTGGATTAACTGCAGGTACTGTTTTATACAAAGGTGCTAAAAATCAAAAAGGTATTAACTTTTCTAAATTTAGACAGTTTGATAAACGAGGCAGAAAGATAATCTAATGGAAGATAAAACACAAGAAACAAAAACAGATAACCATGGTGGTAAAAGACCTGGAGCTGGTAGACCTGCTGGTGCAAAGACTAAAAAAAATTGGAAGTCTATGGAGGAGATGGCTGTAAAATACCAACATTCTCCTTTGGATTATTTATTATCTGTGTTAAACAATCCTATGAGCTCACCTGAACGTAAAATGTATGCAGCCGAAAAGGCAGCACCATTTGTTCATGCGAGATTAGCATCAACTAATACTAAAATAGGAACAGATGAACCAATTGCAATCAAAGTCTCCTGGCAAAAAGACGACTAAGAAAAAAGTCGCTGAAGTAGAAATACCTTATAAGCCTAGACCTTACCAACAAGACGTTCATAATTCATTAAAAAGATTTAGTGTACTTGTATGTCATAGACGATTTGGTAAATCAGTATTAGCTATTAACGAATTAATTAAAACAGCAGCAGATAAAAAAAGATCTCTTTGTGCATTCATAGCTCCGACTTATCGTCAAGGTAAAGCTATCGCTTGGGAATATTTAAAATACTACACAAAACCATTAATGCATTTTGGTGGTAGTAGAAATGAAACAGAATTAAGAATAGATTTATTTAACGAATCTCGTATTCAAATATTTGGGGCAGACAATCCAGATAGTATTCGTGGAATGGGCTTTGATAAAGTTGTAATGGACGAATATGCTATCATGTCTCCAAGAGTATGGACAGAAATTGTAAGACCAGCAGTATCAGATAAACTAGGATCAGTTTTATTTATAGGTACGCCAATGGGTCATAACCAATTTTGGGAAGTATTTGACTTTGCACAACGTGGTCATAAAGATTGGTATGGTAAGTTATATAGAGCATCTGAAACACAAGTAATACCAGATGACGAGTTAGAACAAGCTCGTGCTATAATGACTGAAGAACAATACCAACAAGAATTTGAATGTTCTTTTACAGCAGCAGTATCAGGAAGTTATTATGGTAGACTGATAACTAAAGCAGATAAAGAAAAACGAATAGGTGAAGTACCTGTAGATGAATCAGTTGGAGTAGAAACTTGGTGGGATTTAGGAATTGGAGATTCAACTGCAATATGGTTTGCACAAAGAGTTGGAACAGAAATTCATTTAATAGATTACTACGAAACTTCAGGTGAATCATTAGCACACTATGCTGATATACTTATGGAGAAAGATTATGCTTATAGCAGACATATAGCTCCACATGATATAATGGCACGTGAGCTTGGAACTGGTAAGTCAAGATTAGAAGTATCAAACGAATTAGGCATTGACTTTGAGGTAGCACCTAAGTTAGAAGTAGATCATGGTATTGAATCTGTAAGAAATACTTTACCTAATTGTTACTTCGATAGAGTTAAATGTAAAACAGGATTAGATGCTTTGAGACAGTATCGAAAACAATGGGATGATAAAAACCAAGTGTTTAAGAATAAACCTCTCCATGACTGGTGCTCACACGCAAGTGATGCCTTCAGATATGGATGTGTTCATGATCCTATTGATACAACAGAATGGGATAAACCAATTAATATAGATACAAAATACGTAGTATGAAAAAAACAAATCAAGAAATATTATCAGTAGTAAGCAGAGAAATACATAACGCATCAGGTTATATTGGTGGAGAACTTGTAGCTAGAAGAAAAAAATCATTAGAATATTATTTAGGAAACCCTCTTGGAAATGAACAAGAAGGTAGATCTCAAGTAGTATCAAATGATGTTTTAGATACAGTAGAAAGTTTGATGCCATCTTTAATGAGAATATTTACATCAGGTGATAATGTATTTAATTGTGAAGGCATGGGGCCTGAAGATGAAGAAATGGCTAGACAATGTTCTGACTATTTAAACTACATTTTTTATAAAGAAAACGATGGATTTTTATCTTTATATACTGCATTCAAAGATGCATTAATTCAAAAAAATGGAATACTAAAAGTATATTGGGATGATGCACAAAAAATTGAAAGAGAAGAATACTCAAGATTAACTGATGATGAGTTTAATGATTTAGTCTCTATGGATGAGATTAAAGTTTCTAATCATAGTGAGTATGAAGAAAAAATTACAGACGAAGCTGGTAAAGAAATAGATTCAATTAAACTACATGATGTAGTTATTCATAGAACTAAAGTTTATGGTAAAGTAAGAATAGAACCAGTACCACCTGAAGAATTTCTAATTGAAAGAAGATGTAAGTCCATTGATACTGCAAACTTTGTTTGTCACAGAGTGAACAAAACAAGAACAGAATTAGTTGAAATGGGTTATGACAAAGATATGGTAGACTCATTACCAACTGGTGATGGAGATTATTATACTGAAGATAAATTTACTAGACATCAAAATGTAGATTTTTCACATGGAGAAACTGATGGTGATGAAAGTACACAAGATGTTTTAATACATGAATGCTATGTAAGAATGGATGTAGATGGTGATGGTAAAGCAGAACTATTAAAAATTACAGTAGCAGGGGATGGTAAAAAATTATTAGACATGGAAGAAATAGATACAATGCCTTTTATATCTATGACTCCAGTTATTATGCCACACAGATTCTATGGAAGAAGTGTAGCTGAATTAGTAGAAGATATACAATTAATTAAGTCTACTGTAATGCGACAGATGTTAGATAATATGTATCTAACAAATAATAATAGAGTTGCAGTACAAGATGGACAGGTTGCAATGGATGACTTATTAACTAATCGTCCTGGAGGAATTGTTAGAACTAAACAACCTCCTCAAAATGTAATGATGCCTATACAGGCACAACCGATTACTGAACAAGCAAGTGGTATGTTAGCCTACTTAGATTCTGTAAAAGAAACTAGAACAGGCGTTACAAGACAATCACAAGGGCTAGATGCAAACACATTAAACAATACAGCAACTGGCCAGAACCAAATTCTGACACAATCACAAATGAGAATGGAGTTAATCGCCAGAATCTTTGCTGAAACTGGTGTAAAAGATCTAGCCTTAAAAATGTTTGAACTTACTTGCAAGTATCAAAACAAAGAAAAAATTGTAAGAATCAGAGGTAAATATATACCTATGAGACCTTACGAATGGAAAGACAGAGTTAATATAACAGTTTCTGTAGGATTAGGAACTGGATCAAAAGAACAACAGTTAATATTAATGAATGCCATATTAGAAAGACAAATGTCTGCAATTAATTTACAACAAAATGTTCATGGCCCAATGGTTAATCTTAGAAATATTTATAACTCTTTGAAAAAATTAGTTGAAAATGCAGGTCTAAATAGTATAGAACCTTACTTTATGGATCCTGAAGTGGGTGCAGCACAAATGCCACCAATACCTCCTAAACCACCAACTGAGTTTGAGAAGGTAACATTAGCTCAAGTACAAGGTGAAAACCAACGTGCACAGTTAAAAGCTGAAACAGAAGCTAAGAGTTTGGAAGGTAAAATGAGACAAGCACTTCTAGATTACGAACTAGCTATTAAAGAAATGGAATTGAAATACAATACCAAAATTGATGAGTTAGAACTTAAACGAAGATCTATGTTAGAACAAACTGATTTACAAAAATCAGGAGATCTAATGGGTGCAATAGTAAGAGGACAAAAACAATTCTTTAATGATGGACAAGGAAACAATAATCAGGGAGGGCAAGAGAGCCCAGCAACTGCTGGACGATCCCCTTCTAAAAACAGCATTTGAAGATCTCTTAGAAATTTATAGACAAGAGATTTTTAATACATCTTTCGCAGATGATGACAAGCGAAGAAACCTTTGGGTAGCCTTTAATATGGTAGATAAAATCCGAGGGCATTTGCTTAGTGTCATGTCTAGTGGAAAACTTGCTCAAGTAGATCTTGAGAATCTAAATAAACGAAGTTAAGCTAACGCAACTTCAAATTCGTCAACCATGAAAGGAACGATATGGCAGAAGAAAATATACAAGGTGCAGCAGAAAAAATTTCTGGATTACTGAATCCTCAACAGGACAATCAAGAACCAGAAACTAATACTGAACCTTCAGAGTCAACTCCTGAGACACAGGAAGTTCAAGAAAGCACAGAGTCGAAAACAGCTTCTACTGAACAGGCATCTGAAAATACTGAGACAACAGAAGAAACACCAACAGAATTAGAGACACCAGAGCTCCACCGAGTCAAAGTACAAGGTCAAGAGCTTGAGGTGAGCCTCGATGAGCTGAAGGCAGGATATTCTAGAGACTCGGATTATAGACAAAAAACTCATTCATTAGGGATGGAAAAGAGAGATCTTGAAACTCAAAAGAATAGTTTGCGTCAAACTTACGATACTCGTTTATCAGAACTAAACGATTTAATTTCGACAGCTAGTCAATTTGTTGAACAAAAACAAGGTGGACAAGATCTTGCTAAACTTTATCAAGAAGATCCAACTGAAGCTGCTAGACTTGACTTTCAATTAAGACAAGAAAGGCAACACATTGATTCTTTAAAAGAAAAAGCAAGAGAAGCTCAAACTAGACAATATGAGAGTTACCTTGAAACACAAAAAGAATTAGCTGCAACAAAGATACCAGAGTTTAGCGA